TTGCTTGTTTAACTTTCATGTATTCTATCCTCTGCTTGTGGGTGTTCGTAGTAGAACTTTGTTATTATTTCTTTTTTATTCATTTTATTTTATTTCTCCTTCATTCATAATATTCATTTCCTGTTATTCGTTTAAAATGCTTAGTGCTATGTAAAAGCATCCTTGCTCCTGTAGGCTCATCGTGTGAGTATCTTACAATATGTAATTGATGGCCTTCTTTTCTTATTGATAAGTCGTACTCACTATCAATGTTAACTTTATCAATAAAATTATCAACATTTAATTTAAATGGCTCAGTATATCCTGTTCGATGTCTCCAGCCCAAATTATTTGATGATAAAAAGCCTGTCTTTATTCTTGTCTTGCCAAGGATTTCAGCAAGGTATTCTTTACTATATTCCCATTCCCAATCTTCACATAAATTACTAATGTCTAATAAAATTCTCATTTTATTCTCCCTATTATTTTAGTCAGCCGAGATATCATATCCAACATCCCAGGTACAGTTCTATAGTATTTTTCAGCCCATCCTTCTACTTTACCTTTATATTTAGTTGCATTGAAAATCTCATTTCTCAACGTATTCAACCCATCAACTAACATCTTAGGTGCATCATCAGGATCTATATAAGCTTCAGTTACTTCTTGTGATATATCAACTCTTTCAGTATCATCACCAAAATCTTCATTCATTGCTCTCATATAATTACTCATTTTTACTCCTGTTTTTGTTTGTTATTAAGCAACTTTTTTAATTTCATCAAGTCTATTGATGTTTTTAGCTATATCTCTAAACCATTCCTGATCTTCCTTATTCATGTTTTTATATTCATCAAGTAAATCGTCAAAAGACCCTTCATGACCTTCGTAAGGTGAAGAATAAAAAGAATATAATTCTTCATTATCTCCACACATAGAAACTTGATATTCTGCATTAGTTAAAAACACATTACCGCTATTCATGTTAAAAGCTAATTTTACTCCGTCATTATCAAAGTCTCTTGGTAAGCCGTTTAACTTCCATGCTTCAAATATATCTTTTGCTTTATCTTGCTCCATATATCCAAAGTCTGCAAGGTTTTCTGTATATCCGTTCATTTTTTACTCCTTATTATTACTGCTGTTATTATTAATGTTACCATCCATAAGACATTAACCAAAAAATACGGATTAAGAATATAGTTTATCATTTTATAACTCCTTTATTTGCTGAATTTCATAAAAATTAGGCACATAAATATCTTCCATTTTATCGCCATCTTCATACAGAACAAGCATATCTTCGGCTTCTTCCTTGGAGTCGAATCCATCAATATAATCACCTGATTCTCTGCAACATATCACCCACTGGCTACCTTGTGTTGTTTTATTTTTCATTTTCTTATCTCCGTTAATTCATTTTCAATCAAATTCCACATTTCATAGCCAATATCGTCAAATGAATATCCATCAAGATTATTTACCACTTTATTCCATTCTTCGTTTGAGACCACTTGATCGGCTACTGTGTCAGAATCCCACCATAAGATTATAATTTCATCGTCTGGATGATAATCTTGCATGTGTTTTATTACGTCTTTAGCTTTCATTTTATTTGTCCTTTGTTTTTTGGACTAAATACCCACGTTTAAGTCTGCAAGTAAATACTCTCCAGAATTAATCTTTTTTTGTGTCTCTTTGGTAGTTTCACCTAAAAAGATGTTTCGATATTTAGATGTTGTTTTAGAATAGTTCCAATAATAGGAGTCTAATTCAATTTTACCATTTGACCGTTTTACAATGATTGATTCGTAGGATTGAAAATAATTCGCTCCATTGTCGGAAATTACAAATTGATTAGGTACTTTGTTTCCGTTATTGTTCGTTATGTTTGATACGTTCATTACACACCGCCTTCCGCTTTTGCATATAGCTCTTGATCTTTCATTAAATACTGTAAGTAATCATCCCAAGCTCCATATGTAGATATGAAACTTTCAGCTTTTTTTAAGTTTATATACAGTTCTTTTTCTATTTCAGTTGCCATGCTTTTATCTTTTAATGATTTTAGTACATCTTGACAAAGAGTTACTTCGTCTTGTGTAAGTCCTGTCATACTATATAAATTTGTTTCTTTTTTATCCATATTAAGCCTCTATAGTTTTTGATGTAGAGCTAATATCATGTTCTATCATAAATTGAGCTGTTTTGTATGTTTTCTCATTATATGATGGTGACATTTTATATGAATCTATTACTTCATCAGAGGACATCTTTAATATCTCAGCGACATAAGCTTGCCAAGAACTAACAAAAACTGTTATATCATGATTTTCTTTTTCTGTTAATTTTTCTTTAAGTTGTACATGTAATTTTGATATAAAAGTTACTATATCAAATGTGCTTGTCATTATTTTAAGTTTGTCTTTTTTTTCCATTATTAATCTTTCTATTTATACATATTTATTAAATACTTATATAAGGCTAATGGCTGCTTTCTTATTTACCATATACTAGCATTTTAGTTTAGTATGCCAACCAAATTTAATGCTACTTTTCTTTTTTAATTTATAAAGCCTAAAAGGCACGATTACCTTTTTTCTTTATTTGCATTTTATAGCCTTATATAAATTATTTTCGATTTAGTTATTTATTTTTTTTCTGTTGTAGTATACTCATTTATCAATGTATTAAATTTCTCATTAAATTCAATCATATGCTTAGACGACTCTGTGCCTCTAGCTCCCCTCCAGTAAAGAGTTGGGATAACCCATTTCCCATCTTTAGTTTGCATATAATGTTTAGTATTTATACGCTTAGAGCTAGCAAGACCTTTTTTTTGTAAGGCAGTTACAGTTTCTTTATTAAGAACGCCTGCTTTTTGCAATTTCGTTACATCTTCTACTGTTAGTTTACCCATTGTTTATTGTTTCTCCTATTTTTTCTTCTTTTTTATTATTTATATCGGAGGGATTTTCTAATGCAAAGCTTAGGTAGCTAGGATTTATCATTAGATTATCTCCTTCGTTTGTAGTAAATACCATCATATTTTTACCACCAAACATTTTGGCTCCTCTGTATGTTACTTTTTGAAATGAAGTACTGTCATTCATCCCTATTATGTAGGGGAAATTAGGAAACAGTATATTATCATCATAACTCGAAGTAAATATGTCGTTTTCATTTACCATTCTTCATCCTCTTTTCTATTTTTATTTTCTGTATTAGAAGAAGCATCTATATCTTCTTCGCTTGCAATTCCAACAAAAGAAGCTAAGCTATATCTTCTAAAATATGTTATAGCACTACCAACAGATTGATATATATTCATTCCTTTATGCTCTGCTATAGGAGAACACAGGGTTGTAGATATCCACTCGCCTGAAGGACTATGCATATATAAGGTTCTTAATCCTATGGCAAACCCATCTTTATTCCCTCCTATCGGCATTTGCATAAACGATATACTGTGCTTAGCTAACAATGGTCTTAGATATTGTACAAGCTTATCAAAACTTGTATAATTATAGCCATATCCAGCAGAGTCTTTAGCAATGTCTTTAATTTCCTTTTGTATTGCTAATTGAGCTTCTGCTATGTTCTTAATTGATTCAGATTTCTCCATAGTATTTTATTTTTCTTTCTTTATTTATTTATTTGTAAGGACTTGGACAAACTTCACTAAAATTACAATATTTACACTCCCATTTTGGATATACAGGAACATTATTATTTTTCTCAGGTATAATCTTTTCAGGATTATTGCTATAAATATTTAATTTAGTAATTAGGTTCCTCCAATACTCTTTAGCTTTATCTATATATTCTAAGTCTATATTTACTGACTTCATGCTACTGTTATCTTTATTGTACCATGTTAAATATAGATTTGTAGGTTCGGCTTTTAGTTCCTCTGATAGCCCTAATGCATATGTAGCTAACTGAAGTTCGTAATTTACAGGAGGATCGGGGTCTCTGTTTTTCTTTATTCCAAACTGCTTTCTCCATTTAAAAGAAGCTGCTGATTTTAGGTCATGTATGTATAAGCTATACGTACCCTTTTCAATGTCTCCTTCTATAACAGCCATATCTAAGCTCCCAATAACATTTAACTTTGGAAGCTTTATATGGTGTTCTGTTAATAATGTGATAGAGTCATCATTAAGCTGCTTATAATACCAGTTTAATGAGTTTTCAAAGTCGGAATGTATGATTTGTCCAAGTCGTAATAACCGTTTAACCCTAACTTCAAACGGCTTTTTTTTCTCATCTGTTAACCAATATGCTTGTTTTCTAAAGCATTGACCAGCACTAGAAGCTCTAAACCAACCTTTATATTTAGTATATTTTTTGTCTGCTTCTGTATTTAAATGGTCTAGATATTGATTGTAGATGCCTTCGACATCTATCATGGTTATTCTGCCGCTGTTTCTTTATCCCAAGGACCTGAAGTATTGCCTTCTCCTTCGCCTTCTTCTTTCACTGAAATACTTATACTGAGATAAGGGTCTCCTTTTTTTGTTCTAGATTTCCATAGTGATAAACTATATTTCTTTTCTTCATCTGAATCTGGGTGTAATGTAAAATTACCTCCAAAATCAGGTTGTTTATCATTTGTTTTATCTCTTAAAAAGGCAGCTCCTTTTCCTACATTTGTGTATTTAGCCATTATTTTCTCCTTTATATTATAGCTTATTTATTAGTTAAAGAATTTAGTATTATTTCTTGTATTATCCTATATATATAAAAGCGTGTAAAGTGTTTTTTACTAAAGATATAGTTCTTTTTTTACTCTTTTTTTAAATATTAATTTTAACCGATAAAAGTATATATTAATATTTATATAAATAAAGAAGATATACACCGCTTTTATAAATTAAGATATTCTAAAACCTCCACTGTTTCTACAAAACCCAGAAAATTCTCTTACGTTCTCTGTACTAAATGTTTTTTGAGCTTTGTAGTTTTTAATTTCACCTTTTCCTTTACATCCATTACAACCTTTACATTCATTAGCCCATTTATAGGGACAGTTTATTGAGTCAATGTTTTCTTTTAAAGTTTTATGATATTTAAGCCAAGCTGTTTCAGATTGCCATCCCATCCATTCTTTTCTAGTGCCTATTCCGTTACAAACTCTGCACTTTTCTAAGGGCATTTTATCTTGCATTTCTTTAAACATGGTTTCAAATTCTTCTATATATCCATCTTTATCTAAGCTGTCTAATTTCCTTGCTATTTTTAATGATTTTGTTTTAGATATTGTCATACCGCTGTTTGAATATCCAGCTTCCATATCTTTTTCGCTTAAGAAGTCATCACATGTTTTACAAATAAAGTTCCAAAGTGGACTCCACCACCATATACTATTTCTAAAGTAATCGCCAGGAACTGCTTTTTGATATATACTTACTTTATTAAAATATGAGTCTATTTTTTTTTTGCTTGGTTGAGAACCCCAGTTTATTATTGGTTTATCTACATTCATTGGATTTATTGGATTAAGTCCATATAAGTCGTATCCCATATTATTATTTCTCCTTATTTTTATTGATTAAGAGTTCTGCCGAAGAAATTTTTATAAAGCCATACATCTCCTATAGCTTTAATAAGTTCCTTTCCTCCACGTGGCATTTCTTGTTGTTTTACTATTTTAACTTTTTTTATTTGTTTTCGTTCTTCAATTAAAGCTTGTTTTAGTTCTTCTTTAATTTCTTTACTTTTAATTATGTCTTTCTTTTTTTTATGTTTATTAGCTATAATCCACCCTGCTACAGCACCTGCAACTACCATAGCAGCGTGTTCTGCTAATAATATTAATGATTTAGCATAAGCATAACTATTCTCCATTATTTTTTCTACTTTCTTTATTATTATTTTAAGCAATTTATATTCTTTGGTTCTTTTGTCTTGTATTTTGTTAATAAAATACATTGTGTAGCCTAATATTAAAATGTAAGAGGTTTTTAACAGGTCTTTTACCATTAAGCTTGTGTTTTCAATCCAGTTCATAGTTTATACCCTACTTTTTTATTAATTTCTTGTTTTTGGTAGCGTTTTGCAAGCCTGTGTTGATTCTGTCTGCCAAGTTCAAAGTCATTAATTATCAAAGTAATTCCATTACTAAGCATATACCCTACTTTTTTATTAATACTTATGGGGTATTCAATCATTGTTACATAGTTATTTATTAATATTTCATGAAATTGTCTACTATTCAATTTTAGTTCTCACTTTCTATATTATTAAGTAGGGTTCTTGGCATATTTCGATTAGGTTCAGTAATAATATATATAAATATGCTAATAAATATTATTACAGTTGTTAATAATACTATTTGTTTAGTTTCTTTATGCATTTTCATATGTATTTTCTGTACTTTTATTTTCTTCATAAGAAGGAGGCAACGTAGATGGTAGAGTATTATTATACTGTTGTGTCATAAAGTATATTAAAATAGATATTAATATTATATATATTCCTGTATTTATTTTAGTATTTTTCATTGTTATTATCCTTTTTTATTATGTTTTGTTAAGTAATATTCTTCTACTGCTTGGTCAATTACAAATGATTCAATTAAGTAAGCTGATTCATTTTCATTTTTACAGTTAGGGCAATATAAATAATCACCGCTAACATAAAATGTACCACAGATACATTTCTCTATGTCAGATTTTTCTATCATTTATAATTTCCTTTATTTTTTTATTAGATTTTTTGATTTTATGGTTTAAGTTTATAAACCTTTGCTCAAAGCTGTCTAATTTTTTAATTATTTTAGATATATCTGTTAATATATCACATATTGAATTTTTATAATTAGTCATTATTTTTGCTTTCTTCTTTTTCTATAGTATTAATAATAATTTTATTTTTACATTTACTACATAGCATTGAATCAGGTTCTAATGTAATATTTAAGTTATTAATCTTTTTTTTACATGATTTACATTTAACAATAACATCTTTATTGTTTAAATATATTTTAGAAGACTTGAGTTTATTATTATACATAATAAGAGCTTTGTTTTCTAAATATTCACTCATATATGGTGTTGATTTGCTGTTTTCAATGCTAACAGTTAATGGTATGAAATTCTTATTAATGATTTTAACTGTTTTACTATGTTTGGTTTTTATTGTAGAAGGGGCATAATATCCATTAAATAATGCATTAACAGCAAAGTGCTTAGCTGTTAACATACTCCTATAAACACCTATAACATCTATTCTAGATGGGTCTACTGGGTTACCTATATACCCTGTTACTAAATAATTATTTGTACTCATGTTAATATCTACTTTCTGTTTTATAGTTGTTTAAAATATGTTGACGAAGCCATAACTCCAAATATTATTATTAATAATAATATTAATAATGTATTAACCATTTGATTATATCTCCTCTTTTGTTATGTATTTACAGCTATTAGTGCAATTATGCTTAGTAGCAAACGCTTGCGACTCTTTATTTAATGTTTTATAATGATCTTTATTGTCTAATGTATAAGCATCTTCATAATGCTCGTTATTTATATAATCATAACAATCTTCTACTATGATTTCAAATGGTTCAACTAATATCATATTCATCTCCTTTGCTGTGAAAATATTTACCATCATTACCAATTCTAGCATATCCACCACCAACTTTTCTAGCATATAACAGTGCATCTTTATCGTTTTTTGCGTAGAACTTAGTACCATTAGGTAACTTATATTCTTGTAAGACTTGAGAAACATGTAATGGCTGCCGCTTATTCTTTTTAACCATTTATTATTGCCTTTCTTATTATTTATTCAGTAACTCATCAAGCTTGTCAGACATATTTTGTCTCCACATAGCTTCTTCTCTAGCTGCATAACTAGATACCATACCTATTAAACCAACTATCGCTACTATTAACAACCCTATAAATAAAGCTGTGCCTGTATCAATATACTGCATTATTAATTACCACCTTCCTGTTTTTTATTGGCCTTTCTTTTTCTTGCCCAGACTTAATGGTTAAAGACCAAGTTCTAACTATATTATAGTATAACATAATAATATATTTATACTATATCTATTAACAGTAATACTCTTTATATTTACTCTTTATAAGCAGTACATCATATATGAAAGTATAATAGCCTTTAGAGCCAGTATGTGTCCTCTGTCACCTGGACTATACTAGCTCTATAATGGTTGGCTAACTGTTATTTGACGGGTTTACCTGATAATGATTCAACTTCCACATCCTCTTCCCAGATAGGTGCAAACCCCATTGATACACATGTATCGTTGATGCTACGCAGGTTCGCCTGACAGGCTCTGGTTACATCAGACTTACCAGGTATTTGCACACCAGCTAGCCTGTTATAACCTCTGCGTACCGGTGCATTGAGCACTGTCTTGAGGAACTTCTTGATGGTCTCATCGCGCAAGTCGATGAAGTAATTTCTGTTCATAATAATGAACTCCTTTCAGTTAATTTAATTAATTACTAATAAATTCATATAAAATCAATTATAACTTAAAATTCAAAATTGAAAATCCCCCGATAGGGGGAGTATATAGTTAAAAGGTTATATATCAAAATCCTACAATTTTTTCTTAGTATGTAATATATAATACTCACGTATATTAGCTATATTACTGTACAGTTAAATATTTTAATAAGGTTAAATAGTATATAGTTAAATATTCTGCGCGTGTATAATACATATAATATATATAGTATATATATAATACATATAATATGTAGGCAATATATTTTACTTGATTATTTAGTTAATTTAATATTAAAATAGCATTATAATTATGGTAGCTAAGTCGAACATATTAAAGTCATTAAGTAATTTTACTAGTATTGAGCGGTCTTATATACTAGAAGAGTTGTTAAAGTCGTCAAACACAAATCCTATTGACATTGATGGTAAAGTGTATTATGTTCACAAGGATGTAAGCAAGTTAATAGATGATTTAGTATTACAAATTAAAGAAATATCGTCGTTAAGGTTTCCATTAAACAATTATGGCGATATAGAATCTAATTAGTATATCGAATTGGAGTATTGTAAGATAAATGGAGTTAAGCACTATGTATATGATAATATGCAAGAGTTCAACGATAGTAAGTATTCAGATAAAGAAGTTGTAAAAAATTGGAGAAGTGCAAAAGAGGAAGATTGGGTATTAAGTGATGATAGTCGAATTATACAAATACTTAAAAAGTCTAAAATTAACCATCCTAATAATAGGAAAAATTACAAATACGTTACGCATTATTGTAGAACCGTTGTTGGTTCTTTTTTATGTCATAAAAAGGTATTTATGGACACTTCGTTTGAAAGCCACCCAAATCGTTATACATTTTCTAAGTCTTCTATTAAGGTTGGTAAAAGGATATACGAAAGGAAGACTACAACTAAAAAAGAAAAGATATTTGCTACAAACATCGCAGTTGGTATGGGTGCTGTTAAAAGTTACATTGATGCGTTTAGTGAGACAGATTCATATAAAGCAGAAAAGAAAGCTGCTATATTATTAAGGCAAGAGAGGGTTATGAAAGAAGTTGAAAAATCAGTATTAGACGTTGCAAAGGGGATGGGTATAGACCATGAGTATGTACTTACAAAGCTAAAGTGTTTAGCAGATGGTTCAGAAAGAGAAGAAACCATTCTTAGTGCAACTAAAGAGATAGGCAAAGCTATTGGTACATTAGGGGGAGCCGCTACTGTTAAAAAAACCGAGCAAGGTATAATAGGTTTATTCAGTGGCTTTCAACCTGACCAATTAGAAGCTGCATCTAGATCAGAAATAGAAGTTCCCAGTGAGATAGTAGAAACTAAAAAAGAAGGAAGCGAATAATATGCAATATTGTCCTTATTGTGGTAGTTCTTATGGTAGGAAAAAAGGTAAAAGCAGCAGAGGTGACAATCAAAGGCTTGAATGTTATTCTTGTAATAGGCAGTATCAAGTCCCATTTGTTGATGAAACAGATTGCTTTCCTAGAATATTGTTATTTGATATAGAAACAAGTTTAATGAAGGTGTTTGTATGGGGTTTATATAAACAGCGTATTCCTCATCATAATATAATAGACGATTGGTATATATTATCTTGGTCTGCAAAGTGGTTATATGATGATAATATTATGTCTGATATAGTAACCCCTAAGGAATCTAAAAATAGAGACGATAAAAGAGTTGTTAAGTCTATGCATAGCCTTTTAGAAAAAGCTGATATAGTAATAGCGCATAATGGAGACAGGTTCGATTTAAGGAAACTGAATTGGAGGTTTATTAATAATGGTATTAATCCACCAACTCCCTACAAAACAATAGATACGTTAAAAGTGTCGAGGAGAGAGTTCGCGGCATCTTCTCATAAGCTGGACTTTTTAACAAAAAACTTTAAATTACATACAAAGCTTAGTACAGATTTTAAACTATGGGTTGATTGTATGTCTGGAGATAAGTCAAGACTAAATGAAATGGAGAGGTATAATAAGCAGGATGTAGCAGCTTTAGAAGACTTATATCTTATAATTCGACCTTATATGAAGAACCATCCAAACTTAGGTGTAATAATGGATATAGGGGATGTATGCAGTACATGTGGAGAAAAAGATATAGAAGAAACCGATTCTGTATATCTTACAACAGCTAGTAAGTTTCTAGTGTATAAGTGCAATAGTTGTAAAACTCCATACATACGAAGCAAGAAGCACATAAATAATAAAAATACAGAGCTAAGGAGTGTATCTTTCTAATGGGGTATCATGGTCATCGCAATCTTAAAAAAGATTTCATTAATAATACTGAGATTGAAAGTTATAATCTTGCTCAATCTATTAAAAAAATGAAAACCATAGCGTCTAATATAAATTTACGACATATATACAGTCCAGACAGTAGGGAGGCATCTATGATTACATCTTTAATAAAGATAATAAAACATATAGATACTCCAACTTTAATATCAGAAGAAGTAGAAGACTAAATTGAAAGTTAAAAAATGATTAAAAGAAAAGGTGTAACAAAAGGAGATTTTGTAAGGTCTATAAAAGATTTATGGAATATAGTAAATCATTTAAATAATAAGATTTTGGGTCTTGAAAATATATTAGTTGATTATATGGATTACAAAAAAGATGAAAAGAAGTTTAATAAATATTTAGATAAAAAATATAAAAGTGAACCTGAACTCCCAAAACATAAGTGAGGCAGAAAAGGCTCTAAAACTATCGAGTAAAGACTTAATAGCATTTGGCAAACTATTCTTGCCTGAGGATTTCTTGCGTAGTGAAACCCCCTTTTTCCACTATGAAATAGCAGACGCCATAGATGATAAAAATGTAAAACAGTCAGCTATTATTATACCTCGTGGTCATGGTAAAACCGTTTTAACAAAAGCTTCTATATTAAAAGACTTTTTGTTTTGTAAAGGTGGTGGTGACTTTTTATTTTACGCATGGGTATCGGCTACCCAAAAGTTGAGCGTCGGGAATATGGACTATATTAAACACCACCTAGAATTTAACGACAGAATAAGGTACTATTTTGGAGACACCAAAGGTCGCAAGTGGACTGAAGAAGATGTTGAGCTAAAGAATGGTTGCAAACTAATATCTAAGAGTAACGTTGCTGGTATTCGAGGTGGAGCAAAGTTGCACAAAAGATATGATTTAATAGTATTAGACGATTTTGAGCATGAAGCAAATACAATAACTAGAGAAGCGAGAGATAAAAATGCAAATCTTGTTACAGCTGTTGTCTATCCTGCTTTGGAGCCCCATACTGGTCGTCTTCGTGTTAATGGCACTCCAGTGCATTATGATAGTTTTATTAACAACCTTCTTAGCAAGCATGCTAAATCTAAAAAAGAAAATAGAGAGTTTGCTTGGAAGGTGATTACATATAAGGCTATTACTAAAGATAATGTACCATTGTGGGAGTCGTTTTTTAACACAAAGAAGCTAGAAGAAAAAAAGAGGTTTTACGCAGATTCGGGACAACCACAAAAGTTCTACCAAGAATATATGATGGAAGTAACGAGCGAAGAAGATGCCGTGTGGACTAGGAAGCATATAAAATATTGGAATGGATACTACAAGAAATCAGAAAAAGATGGTATGAATTATATAGTAATAGACGGAGTCGAAAACCCATGTAATACCTTTATTGGGTGCGACCCAGCTACAGATATTAATACTAAACACTCAGATTACAGCGTTATCATGGTAGTAGCAGTAGATAATGATAATAACTTATATGTACTTGAATATGAACGGCACAGAAGTATCCCCACCATTGGGTCTAAAACCAGCGAAGGTGAAACTATTGGGAAGAAGGGAGTTGTAGATTATATAATAGAATTATATAATAAATACAATTGTACAAGTGCAACTGTTGAAGACGTTGCTATGAACCGAAGTATTTTTCAATCATTAAACGATGAGAGAAGAAGGATTAATAGGTTTGATATAGCTGTTATTCCTCAAAAGCCAGGTGGTGCAAATAAAAGAAATCGCATTTATAGTGGACTAAGCGGTCGTTTTAGCATGGGGAATATATATATAAGAGAAAATAGCTTTGATTTAATCAATGAAATATGTACATTCGGGCCGAAAATGGCACATGATGACACTATTGAGACACTTTATTATGCTAATTTACACGCATTTCCTACGAATATGAGTAAGAATGAGAATAAAAAGGGTTGGTTTAAGAAGAAAAGAAAAGCTAAAAGCTGGATCGTAGCATAGTTAGGAGAAATAAAATGCCTAAGGTTGGAAAAAAGAAATTTGCATATACAAAAGCTGGAAAAACTGCAGCTAAGAAGTATGCAAAGAAAATTGGCAAAAAAGTAAAAAAGAGAATGTCTAAAAAATCATATTAATATGGCTGATAGTATATATTCTAAAAGAAGCTCCTTAAAAGGTGGGAACTCTTGGCAGAAAGATTTTTCTCCACTTGATCCTAGCTTCCAGCCAAATAAGAAAAGTTTTTTTAGTGAGAGGCATAGTGAAATGTTTGATTTTAAACCGCCAAGCAAAAAAAGGGATATAGCTCGGTCTTTATATGATGCATTAGGAATAAAGTTGTCTAGAAATTTAGATTTAGAAGTTTTAAAAAGCG